TTTTGTGTTTTACTAAACATAGGAAGATCGGGGACTTGCACCTCAACATCAGTTGCTAAATCTTCTTTTGGATGTTGTTTTAAAAAAGCCTCCTCTGTCTCATATTTTTTACCTGTGCTAATACTTCTATAAATAGTTTTAGTCTCACATTTAATTTTTTGATAAACAGCCATAATCGTTTAGTATACTAATTTAACGCCCTTGTCCACGATAAGGTTTACGTCTAGGTATGCGTTTACTATATTTCTTTTTATGACGACCAGGTCTTTTTTTTGGAGTGCGTTTTATATATGTGTTTACACCAAAGAGTGGTTTTTTCTTACCCATTTTATAATCTATTTACTTTCTTTGACATAAGTTATACCAGGCTAATATAACGTATCTCTCGCCTTTCAGCAACTTAGACACTTTATGTTTTTTGTTTGCATCAAATAAAATTATTTTACCTGTCTGCGGCTCTACTTCGTAATTTTCAACTTGAGTTCTTCCTCCGACATAGTCATCGTTGAGATAAGTAATAGTGGTTTTATCGTAATAAATAGTGTCATCGTGCCAGTTGTGATATTCTCCGACAGGCCAAAAAATTAACTCCATGTTTTTTAAATAATGATTTGGATAATATTTAGAATATTGTGATACTATTTTTTCAACAACAACGTCATTATTTAGATTAGTAATTTTAATTAATTTTCTTCCATTGTAAATTTCAGATTTATCTTTGTTTTGATTAAAGTAAGATATTAAATAATTACAGATATCTTTTGATAAATGGTTATCTATCTCAACCATTTTGTTGTGATCTATCAATCAGTGCATAACTAATAGCACCTTGTATTTTATTACTGCCTGTGGCTGCTTGCACTGTAATAGCATCGCCAGCTTCAAGATTTAAACCCTCTGGCGTTGCATTTATTTGTGTTTTAGCTGCAACGTCATCCCTAAAAAATTCGTACTCTGCACTTGAGTCAGAAGAATCTACTAAATTCATTTGAACTAAGATAGCAGATGAAGCATCATTATTAGCACAATATACAGATTTAACAATAATAGTTGCATCTGTTGGACATGTAAGAACAGTTGTCTTACCTGTTCCTGATTGTTTATATCCTTGATTTTTATATTGTATTGTCATGATAAAAAATAGTTAAAAGCATTTAGGTCATTTTTTATATCATTCTCATAAGAAAAATTCAATTGAGATTGTAAAGTTCTAAAAGCTTGTAATATTTGTCTTTGATCTTCTTGTGAATAATTGTTTTTAGGCTCAGGTATTTGTATTGTAATTTTAGCCATTATCTTCTACCATCTGGTCTTACGTCAAATCTAAAAGTTCCATATCTCCAACTTTCATCAACTTCAGTGCATTCAATTTGAACAGCAGCTAATCTAGCTCTAGCTCTTGTATCCACCTTAGTTGTGGATGATGAAACAGTAAATGGACCTAGAGGACTTGAGGCTGCAGTAGATCCTTGCGGAAATGCGTTTAAAAATAGTGTAACTTTCGCATTACCACTTATACGTTTAAAATCAGGCATAAATCTTCTTACACTCATTAAAAATTCACCATCACCTGGAACGCCTTGTCTACCATTCAAATCAAACTCACCTGATTTAATAAATGCGGGTATAGCTGTGCTTGTTCCATCAGCATTAGCTTGGTTTACTCCTACTTCGTGTGCATAATAAATTGTTGCACCATTAGATACTCCACTTACAACTGGAAAAGTTGGTGTA